GCTGATGGAAAAGTAGCAACTGCAGGCAAGAATGCAATCGGTATTGTAATGCCTGGATGCGACGACAAGGTAACAGTGGGCGACGACCTGGACGTGCAGATCAAGGACATTGGCGCATGGACAGCTGGCGCGGCCGTAGCATACGGCGACGAGCTGGCAGTCGGAGCAGGCGGCAAGGCAGTAAAGGCAACAGCAAAGTCCTTTATCGTTGGCATTGCACTGGAAGAAGCAACCAAAGCAGGCCAGCGCATTGCTGTACAGATCGTAAAAGCAGGCTACAAGCCAGCAGAATAATAAACAGGAGGAATAAAAGACTATGAGCAGAAATGTAATGAGCACTAACGCAGGGATTGCGGCAGAAATCGCAAAAGGCTGGAAACCGAACCAGTACCTGACCAACATGTCCCAGGCATATTTCGCACAGCCTGGCGACTGGGTGGCACCGTCCATTTTCCCGATTTGCCCGGTAGCAACCAGCTCCGGTTTCTACTACACATTCGACAAGGGAGACCTTGCAAGGGATAACGTAGGCCGTAAACCTGCATTTGGAAAAGTAAACCCGGCAATCATGGGAACCGGAGAAAACCAGTATGGCTGCAAGGTTGACCAGGTTATCGTTGGTATTGACCAGATCGCAGCTTTGAACTACCAGCGCAGCCACGCGCCGGGCGTACAGGATCCTCGCCGCGCTAAGGTGCGTTTTGCAAATGAGCAGATGAGCCTGCACCTTGATATCCTTTTCGCAAAGGGGTTTTTCCACAGTGGCGTATGGGGAGATGAATGGCAGGGAACTGACAGCGCACCGTCCGGCAAGAAATTCCTGAAATTTAACGACGCGAACTTTGATCCGGTACATTTCTTTGATGAACGCCGCCGTGACATTAAGCGCAGAGGTCGCAGACAGCCGAACCGCCTCGCCCTGGGCTATGACGCATACCTGGCACTGAAAGAGCACCCGGACATTGTTGAGCGTGTGAAGTACACCGGATCCACTGCAAACCCGGCAATCGTAACACAGCAGGTTCTGGCACAGGTGCTGGGATTTGAGCAGGTAAAAGTGCTTGAATCTACCTACAACGTAGCAAAACCGGGAGAAGAGGCTGACATGCAGTTTATTTGCGACAGCAACGCAGCCCTGATGTGCTATGCAACCAATACGCCGCAGGTAGACGAGCCGTCCGCCGGCTATATCTTTACATGGGATATGCTGGGAAATGGTTCCTATACTGCTATGGATCAGTACGAGGGAGAGAACGGAACACACAGCGAGTTCATTGAGGGACTTATGAGCACTGACATGAGAAAGACAGCCGACGATCTGGCAACATACTTCACTGATTGTGTGTAATGCCTGAAAGGAGGATGTTATGAGCTATGTATGCGTAAAGCCGATCACACTACTCGGCAACAATTACAAGCCGGGAGAACTGATCCAGGATGGACACATCCTCCCGTCCAGAGAGCGTGCGCTGGTACGCACTGGCTGCATTGCCGAGGTAGCAGGAGGCGCTGAGCTTCCTGTTGCTGAGTTGGTGCAGGTAAAAACGGGGGAAGAGGTTACATTTTCCGTCCCGGTAGTGCAGGAGTCTGACGGGGACACAGCCCAGGTTATGGGCGTGCCGCTGACAGAGGGAGACGTGCAGCATATTTTTTCTATTATGCAGATGAACGCGGAAGAGGCGGCAAAAGCAGTTAAGGACGTGACAAGCGAAAACGTCTTGATTGTCTTACATGCTGCTGATTCCCGCAACACTGTAAAGAAAGCTGCCAAGAGCCAGGCAGAGGCCCTGGAACCTGCAGAAAGGTAAGGTAAAGCCGCATGAAGAAAAAGACGTATACCTATAATCCGGAGAAGATAGGAGAGCCTGGCGTTGACCGTATGCGCTTCGAGATAGGCGACACCATGGTCGAGGGCGAACAGGAAACCAGCGCTTTGTGCAACGAAGAATACGAGGCCATCATTGCGGCAAGAAAGACGTGGAAGCGTGCCAAACTGGCCGTACTGGAAAGCATAATGCGCCGGTTCGGCATGGAAGTGAACACGACGGTCGGACCGTTAAAGTTGGAAATGCAGAGCCGCGCAGAATTTTGGCGGAAACAGTACGAACAGCTGAAAAAAGAGTGCGGAGCTGATACGGTACCAACGGCCGGAAAGGCTTCTCCGGAATCGGGAACAGACGGAGGCCATTATTTTTATGGTGGTATGCACGACAATGTGTATGCAAAAACAGGAGGGGGCGAGCGCGATCTTTTATTTAAGACCAGGTAATTTGTACAAGGATTTTCTTGTTGCAAAATGCACCAGCGGCATAGACGGGAAAGGCCGCCCTGTAAAAAAATATGATAGCGATCACAGCGTCGTGATACATGCCGTTCTGGCCCAGGCAACACCGCAGGAAAAAGCCAGATGGGAACAGATACAGCACCCGATCACACACACGATTGTGGACCGGGGACACCCGAAAGCGGCGGAAACGGACCAGCTGACATGTGGAAACCGCAAGTTTTATGTGCAGGGCGTTGACGAACCGGGGCAACTGGGGCTGTATACCATCTATTACGTGGAAGAGAGGGCAGACGTATGAGCGTGCCTGATATAAGCGTTGAAGTAGCAAAGAAAGTGACCGCTATCGGCCAGGAAATGAAATCCAGAGCCACAAGAGGCAGCAGGGCGCTGAAAAATGCGGAGCTGCAAGTGCTGAGAGGGCAACGAGGCGGCAGGAGCTACAAGAAATCATTTAAAAAGAGCAGTTACACGGCGTCTGCACCGGGCGAACCGCCAGCAGTGCGCAGTGGAAAATTGCGGAGCAGCTTCAGACCGGTGGCAGGATCCTCCGGCGGGGCTTTATCCGTAAAAGTGGCCATTGAGACAGACACTCATTATGCAGGGTACCTGGAACATGGCACAAGCAAAATGGCGGCAAGGCCATACGTGGAAAAGATTAAGCAGAAAGCGGAACCCGAAATCAAAAGCATTTTCGGAGCACCGTACAACGTGTAAGGAGGTGCCAGCATGGCATTGATAAAAGACAGAGCGGCACCTGTTTTTGACAGTGAGCAGGTGCACAAGGGCGATCTGATAAGGGCAAAGCATAAAACATGGGACGAGTACAAAAACGGGCTTGTTGTTGGGATAACCAGCAATGAGCTCGTTGTGCTTTACCACACTGGCATAGGGAATGTTTCAAACCACTTTGTAATGCTGGCAAGTGAAGTGGCCGGCGGGGAATGGCAGGGAACCTGGACGGAGGACATGCAGGCCGTACAGGACATTGTACCCGCAGAGAATGAAAGCGACAGCGTGACAGCATGACCCTGGAAGAATTGATCTATACCAGGCTTGTCCAGGAGAAAGAACTGGCAGAGAGCCTGGCAAAGTATGAGGGTGTTCCGGCGGTGTTTTTACAGAAAGCACCGGACGACAAAGCCCAAGGGTGGGGAGTGAGCCAGTACCCCCGCGCTGATTACCTGGTAGACATGACAGCGGATCCAGAAAGGCACAGCAGCGGCGTGGTAAGCGTGAACGTTTACAGCGACGACGCAGGAAAGCCACCGGAGGAGTTGGCGCCGCTTGTGCGCATAGCATTGTGTGACGTGGTAATGCAGGCTGATGATGGGGCCTATTGCATTACCTGGACCAGAACGGAACTGTTTGACATGAACGACAGCCAGAACCCGAACACACTTGTAAATGGGTGCTCACTTACATTTTTGCTGATCGCATTCCCACAGCAGATCACGCAGGCACCAGACCCAGCAGTCGCAATGCAGGAGTTTTTGCGAGGCTGGGAAAAAGACGCCCTTGTGATTAACAAAGACCATATAGAAAGTTTTTATGAGCCGAGTGACTTCCACCCGGCTATTTATGTGCGCATTTCCGGGACGAAAAAGAAACGCCAGACATGCGCACTCACATGGATGGAGTGCAGCATGGCCATACATGTGATCGCACCAACGCCGGAGGCAAGGAACAGCTGGACACGGTATCTATACGACACCCTGGCCAGACTGGGAGAAATTATTCTCCTGGACGGTGCACCGCTGCTTTTTGATGAATTGGCGGTTGATAATGCCGCCGACTACCTGACCAGGGGGCAGATAACCATCAAAGGGCAGTATGCAACTGAGAATTTCAGTGAGTATTCCCACCCGCTGAAAGAAACCTATTTCAACAAATAAGGAGGACGAAGAAATGGCAACAACCAAGAAGCCCACAGAAGCCACAGAAACGGCTGAACAGGTGCAGGCGGACAATTCCAGGGCTGAGGCCGTAAAAGCCGAAAATGAGGCGGCTGAGAAGCCCACAGCACCGGTCTACACTGCCGAGGAATACGCCAGAGCAGCTGCAAAAGTGTTTGAGGGCAAATACAGCCCGGACATTGTGCGCGCTGCCTTTGCAGTAGCCGGAAAGAAAGAAGCGACCAAAGCGGAAGCTGAGGAGCTTGTAAAGAAATTTGCCAACAAGGAGGTTAAAAACTAATGAGCGGATTTTTTGTTGTAGGAGAGAAGAAAGAACGCCCTGGCGTATACAAGCGCTATGAGAACGCGGGCGGAGTAGAAGCAGCCGGAGCCAGATCTGGCGTCGGTTGCGCACTTGTAACAGGTAACTGGGGAGCATTAAACACACCGGTCACGATTGACCAGAGCACTGATGTTTCCAACGTTATCGGTGCGGGTTCCGGATATGATGCTATCACAGCATTTATGGCCGGAGGCATGGAGGAGTGCGTTGTGGTACGTGTTGGAACCGGCGGAACGCCGGCAACAATTACTCTGAAAGATACCACAGCCAGCGCTGCTGTTGATGCTGTTGTGCTTACAGCACTTTATCCTGGAAACAGAGCATTTACCATTACCGTAAAGGCTTCCCTGGATGATGAAACAGCAAAAGAGGCAACCATCTACGAGGGAACAAAAGCCCTTGAAAAAGTAACCTTTGCAGCCGGAAAAACAGAGGTTGACGGAATTGTGGCCGCATTTGCAAACAGCAAGTACGTGAAAGCCACGAAGAAAGCTCCAGGAAACGGCACTCTGGCAGATGTTACACAGAAAGCCTTTACCGCCGGTACAAACCCGACAGTAAACACCGCAGCATACGGAGAAGCTGCAAACGCAAGTGAGGCAGAAGTGAGAGACATGATCATCGTTGACACCAACGACGCAGCAGTCCACACACTGATTGCAACTCACGTTGCCAGAGTGTTCCAGGAGGGAGCATATACCATGGCGACCGTGGCAGAGCCTAGCTCTGTGGAGATCGAAACCCGTATGCAGCACGCAGCGGCATTCAATGACGAAAAAATCCACTATGTACTGAATCCGTACATTGGCACAGACGGCGTTGAGTATGAGGGTTATATGCTGGCGGCAAGAATCGGCGGTCTGATTTGCGCCGGTGCTGCAAATGCTTCCCTGACTCATACCGTGATCAGCGGAGCAGCAGGCCTGAAAGAAACCCTGAACAGCGGAACCATTAAGAAAGCCCTGAAATCCGGTTGCCTTGTGCTGTCCACCAGCAAGAGCAAGCAGGTATGGATTGAAAAGGCGATCAACACTCTTGTAACCCTGAGTAAAGACCAGGATGCAGGTTGGAAGAAAATCCGCCGCGTGAAAGAGCGTTTTGAGCTTATGGACCGTGTTGAACAGACTACTGAGGTCCTGATCGGCCAGGTGGACAACGACCCCGACGGCCGCGCAGCTGTTATCGCAGCCGCACAGCGAGTTGTTGACGCTATGGTAGGAGAAAAGAAGCTTCTGTCCGGTACTGTAATTGAGGACGAGGGAAATCCGGCGCAGGGAGATTCTGCATGGTTCATTATTGCTGTTGACGACCTTGACAGCATTGAAACTATTTACCTGACATTCCGCTTCCGTTTTGCAGCTGAGGAAGATTCTGAGTAAAGAAAGGAGATAAAGGACAATGAGCATTATTAACACACAGGCGGTTGCAAACGCCAAAAAGGTGCTGACCGGTAAGAACGGAGCACTGTTCAACGCAAAGGGCAAGATACTGGCCACTATGGAGACCTACCAGGCGCAGGTCAATGTTACAAACACAAAGTTCCAGCCACTGGGCGATCCGCAGGAGCATGAGATCTTTACCAGCTATGGCCAGACACTTACCTTTACAGAAATCGTGGTAGAGGACGGGGAGTTTATTACAGACCTGCTGGCAGGCATGAAGTCCGGAGAAATGCCGTCCTGGAACTTCCAGGGCGTTATTAAAGGTCGCAACGGTTCTGAGGAAAGACTGGTATACAACGATTGCGTACCGTCTGGAAACATTGACCTGCAGAACGTAACAGTGGGCGACCTGATTAAGAGACAGTGGAGTCTGTTCGTAAACGGCGCAGTAAACCAGCAGGGCAAGCTGAGAGCCTAAAGCAATATAACAACATAACTACACAGACAGAGCCGCGGGGAATAGCCTCGCGGCATTTTTAAAATAAACCAGGAGGATTTGAGAACATGGCAACTAAGAATGTGAATTTAGAAAATGAGGCAGCTGTTGAAATGACTGAGGACGAGAAGAAAGCAACAGTGAGAAAGTACGAAAATGACATCCTGGGCGGACTTATGGCAGCCGCCGCATACAAGACAGACGCAGAGGAAGCAGTACCGATTGAAATTAAGAGAAACGGCGCTGTTGTGCTGTCTTTCCGCATCCGCCCTATGGGTGAAGATGAATATTTGAAGTGCAAGAAAGATAACACAAACTACAAGCGCAACAAGCAGCTGGGTACAAGAGTGGCAGAGAGTGTTGACGCTGCCAGATACCGCGCACAGCTGATCTATGAGGCAACCGTTGAGGAAGATCGTGACAAGATTTGGGATAACCGTGACGCATGGAAGAACCTGAACGTGCTGAACGGTACTGACCTGGTTGAGGTGGTTCTGAAATCCGGCGAGAAAGACGAGATCCTGGCCAAACTTGACGAGATTTCCGGATATCAGCCGACTATGGAGGATGTAGCAAAAAACTAATCGAAGCCGGTGGCAAAACAACGCTTATGCACATTATTTTCCAACGGCATCATATCCCATTTGACGAGTTTTTGAGCAAACCAGACTGGGCGCAGGTGCTCATGCTGGAAAGTATGAAAATACAGCTGATAGCTGAGCAGAAAGCAAGAGACGGCACTGAGGAGGGCGGTGAGTAAAAGTGGCCGAAACATTAACTATTGAAATTCCGATAGAAGCGGTTGACCGCACCGGTGCTGGTGTGCAGTCGGCCACAAGAAACCTGACGGCGTTTGAACGTGCGTGGGACCGCACACAGCGCCGCCTTGATCGGTTGGAAAGAGCACACAATATTGACATTGAGCTAGACGACAACGCAAGCCAGGGACTGAGCCGGGTATCTGACCAGGCAGAATCCCTGGACGGCGTAAGTCCAAGCGTTGACGTAGGTGTGAACAATGCAGCCACAGGAACCCTGAGCGACGTAGCAGACCAGGCAGCAACCCTGGACGGCACCGTCTCGGACGTTGAAGTGGGAGCAGACAATAACGCAACCGGAATTATTGACGACGTGGGCGACTCACTGACCGCCCTGAATGGCAATGAAGCGGTTGTGGGGTTAAGCGCGGATGATAGCGCCACCATGGAGATAAGGGACGCGGGCGACGCGCTGGCGTCCCTGGATGGGGATGTGGCAACCGTAGAGCTAACAGCAGACGACAATGCCACCCAGGCAATACGAGCAGCGGAGGACGCCACGGAAATGCTGGACGGCATGAGCGCCACAGCGGAGCTGGGGGCGGATGATAACGCTACCCCGATCGTAAGAGCAGCGGAGGACGCTGTTGAGAATTTTTCTGGAAGTTCCGGATCCGCGCAGCTGGGAGCAGACGACAACGCAAGCCCGGTTATTGATGGCGTGCGAGATAAGGCAGCAGCCTGGGACGGTAGCGTCTGGACGGCAACAGTGAGCGTTGTGGATGCAGCCACAGCACCTCTGACGGCAATAATAAACGCTGCAAAGAACCCGTTGACACAGGCGGGCGCGGCACTGGGTATCAGTGTAGGCCTGGGAGACACGGTAAACACTTATAAAAACTTTGAAAGCATGATGAGCCAGGTCGGAGCCATTTCCGGAGCAACAGGGCAGGCGTTTGAGGACCTGACAGCAAAAGCCCAGGAAATGGGAGCAACGACCAAGTTTACAGCGACAGAGGCAGCTGAGGCATTTAATTACATGGCCATGGCAGGCTGGCAGCCGAAACAGATGATCTCCGGTATTTCCGGTATTATGAACCTGGCAGCAGCCAGTGGCGAGAGCCTGGGATCCACTTCCGATATTGTAACCGACGCACTCACGGCATTCGGCCTAAAGGCAAGCGATTCCGGACATTTTGCAGACGTACTGGCAAAAGCCAGCGCCAGCGCAAACACAAACGTTGGTATGTTGGGCGAGTCGTTCAAATACGTTGCACCAGTGGCGGGAGCAATGAAGTACAGCGTTGAAGATACATCCCTGGCACTGGGGCTTATGGCCAATAGTTCCATCAAGGGAAGCATGGCCGGTACAGCCTTAAAGACTTCCCTGGCGAACATGGCAGCACCTACTGACAGCATGGCAACAGCTATGGAGAAGTACGGAATTAGCTTGACCGACAGCTCCGGAAACATGAAAACGCTGAAAGGTGTCATGGATAACTTGCGCGGCAGCCTGGGAGGACTTTCTGAGACTGAACAGACAGCAGCAGCCAGCACCATTTTCGGCAAGGAAGCAATGGCTGGAATGTTGGCGATTATCAATGCTTCCGAGGAAGATTATAACAAGCTGAGCGACTCAATTTATAATGCGGACGGAGCAGCGCAGGATATGTCAGATACTATGCTGGATAACCTAGAGGGTTCCATGACACTTATGCAGTCCGCTGTTGAGGGCGTACAGAACAGTTTCGGCAAGAGGCTGACACCGTACATCCGTGGAGTTGTGGACGCGATTACAGACGCAACACCGGCAGCAACAGCAGCACTTACAAATTTGATGGACTTTGTTGACGGCAAGGCTGAGGGAATCAAGAGAACCGTGAGCGGTATGACCAACTCCCAGGAATGGCAGAACGCAGACCTGTTTGGAAAGGTTGATATTGCATGGGACACACTGATCGCAGAGCCATTTACAAAATGGGCTGGCAGTAAGGGCAAGCACCTGTTATCAAAGGGGTTGAGCAGCCTGTTTGGAGAAGCTGCAAAGATTATGCCGGGCGGCGAACAGGCCGGCCTGACTTCATGGCTGAGTGCTGGACTGATTGCCAAAGGAGCAACGTCCCTGATCGGCGGAGCAGGCAGTATCGCGAAAGCCTTGTCCCCTATTGGCAGCGCGATTAAAAACATAGGGATGGCAGCACATACAGCTCCGACAGTTGGCGCTTTTGTGAGCGACCTGGGGTCCATGATTCCTATGGCCGGAAAGGTTGGTATTGCAGCGGCAGCAATTACAGCGGCCGTGGTTGCTATCGGCGTGGCTATAGATAACTATAACGAGAAGCAGATTAGCAACAGCCTGGCGAACCATTTTGGCAGTATTGAGCTGAGCGCGAAGCAGGCAGAGGAAGCAGCTTCCGGAATCTTAAATGCAAAGTACCTGGTAAATGTTGAGATGGCGATCAATGAATTTAAGAACGCCGACGAACTGAGAAAGAAAGCAGAGGAAGCACTGCAAGCAAACCAGGCGCTGACATGGAAAAGCAGCGTCGGCATTGAGCTGACCGCTGACGAGCAGCAGTCCTATAAGGACAATGTAACAACCTTTGTGGAAAGCAAAATTTCCGAGCTTGAAAGCCGGACATTTGCGGCTCATATAAGCGTGCAGACATTCCTGGGAGGTACTGAGGAGGGCGAAAGCCTGGCAAGCAGTATCGAGGAATGGGCGCGAGCAGACCACCTGGAACTGACTAATCTATCCAATGACCTGAAAACGGCCGTGGAGGAAGCACTGCAGGACGGCATTATTGATGTTGACGAAGCGCAGGCAGTGGCAGCTTTACAGGATAAAATGAACAGCATAACCAGCAAATGGAAGCAGGCGGAAGCGCAGGCACAGCTTGACTGGATTAACCAGGAATACGGCAGCCTGAGCGGCAAAGACCTGACTGCAGACTCCTTTACTTCGGTAGTGGAAGCCCTGGCGGATCAGCGAGAAACCGCAGCAGATGAAACCCAGGCGCTGGCAACAGAGTTTTACTCTTACTTAAACGCCGCGGAGGCTTCTGGACGAATTACAAAGCGGCAGAATGAGCATTACAAAGACCTGGCCAGCCAGGCAATTAGAAACCAAAAGGCAAACGACCTCATGACAAGCCTGGACTTCGAAAACAACACCCTGGGCGGTACTTATGGCGACCTGATCGCAACAAACCAGGGAAAGACAAAGAAAAGCATGGGAAATGAGGTTGATTATTTAAAGAATTACCTGAACAACCAAGACATGCAGAGCTTGTACGACCACCTAAACATGTTCGGTGCGGATTACGCACAGCAGGGCGGCGGTTGGAAATTCTTACAGAGTGGCGACCAGAACGCACTTGAAAAGGTGTGGGAAGCTATGAAACCAGATGCAGACTCCATGCGCGGCCTGGTGGACGAATATGTAAAGGTTGGCCAGGATGTGCCAAAGCAGATCATGGACAAGTTTAACGAGACTATGGCCATCGGTGCTGCTTCCGGAGATACAAGTGCAGCCTGGGACGTATACGCAAAAAGCATTGCAGATTCCGGAGACAAAGCCCTGATTGATGCAGTAAGCCAGATGGATGCCAACGGACAGCTGGGAGAGGAATTTTCCGCAGCCTGGAAGCGTGCAACAGCTTCTGTTACAGACGAACCGGTGGAACTGGGAGATCTGAAAGCGGAAGTTGACGGCGTGGACATTGACAAAGACGCATGGGTTTCCAGTTTGAACGAAAAACTGGGCGACCTGGCCGAAACCGAGGACGTGACCGCAGAGGGCGCAACCATTAAGGTAAAGGCTGGGGACTGCTTATGGGAGATCGGTAACGCCCTGGGAATAGACTGGCAGACAATAGCCGAAGAAAACGGCATTGAAAGCCCGTATATTATTCATGCAGGCGACGAGCTGAAAATTTCCATGGATAACCTGACAGCAGAGGTTGACGGAGACGCAGCAACAGCGGCCATTGACCAGGCCATGTCCGCACTGACCGCAGAGGGTGCAGAGTTTTCTGTTACTGCTGACGGCGTAAAGGTGGACCTGGCAAACGTTGAGGTTGATTCTGAGACAGCCATGGCACAGATAGAGGCGGCCCTGGGAATGGAAACAGGAACCCTGAGCGGTGCCGGCATACAAGTACAGTCTGGGGCAACGGTAACTATACCGTCCGATCTGGTACAGGTAGACACAAGTGGTATTGAGGCAGCAGTGGAGCAGAGCACAGCAAGCGGAAGCGAGGACACGACTGTTGAGAAGCAGGTAAACGTGACCACGACAGCCGGATCCACGGACACAACACCAGTGGAAGAGGCAGCGCAGGCAGCTCTGAGCAGTGAAACAAACACCACAGACACCACAATGACCACCAATTTAACCGTAGAAGCAGGCAGCACGGATGCAACACCGGCAGCCACATCTGCACAGGCGGAACTTGATAATACATTTTCCAACACTATGCAGACCAATGGCAGCACGGATGTGACAATCGAGAAAGCCAGCGACAATATAGCAGCAGTTTACAGCCAAGTAGGTAGTGAGCTGCAAGCAGCTTTTAACTCCCCTTATTCTGCAAGGGCTTCTGTAAATGTAACAGTTTCCTACCATATCACGAACCCAAGTGCTTCACTGAGCACGCACAGTAGTGGATCAACGGTTTCTGTATCCATTGCCGGACATGCAAACGGTGGAGAGGTGGGCCTGCATGGCGCAGAATTATCCTGGTTAGGAGAAGAGGGCAAAGAGTATGTTATCCCGACGGTACCGGGCAGACGTGGCCGCGGCATTGCGTTGTGGCAGCAGGCAGGCGAGGACCTGGGCGTGCTGGACAGCAATGGAGAAATTGCAGCCCACGCAAACGGCGGAATCGTAGGGCCTGGTGGCGAAGAACTGGCCAGCAATACCATTTTGCCATTGCAGGCACAGCCACAGGACGAAAGCAAGAGCGTGTGGAGCGTAACCGGCCAGGAAATGTCGGGGGATAGTAGCGAAGAGGAATCCGAGGGCAAGAAAGCCGTTTCTGTCAATGCAGCAGTGCAGGGACAGCAGGGCAACAACAACTTTGAGATTAACGTGGACATGAGTCCGGTTATTAAGATCGAGGGCGGAAACATGGACGAGGAAAAGGTCTTTGAAGTTATGAAGAACCGGATCCGCGAAATGGCAGACGACCTGGGAGACGAGATCGCAGAGCGCATGAGCAAAATTTTTGCAAACATGCCGCTTATACAGGAGGCATAGGGACATGGATATTTACCTGACACCATCCGGCGGCAGCAGAATACAGTTCCCTATGCTGCCGGAAGCTATAACAATGGGTGCTGACGCAAAATTTATGACGTACAGCATTATTTCACTGGGGGACGTAAAACTCCCCCGTGGACAAGGAACAAAAGAGATTTCATGGT